CGGCAAAAAGGTCATCTAAAATGGCGACCAAGCACGCAAAAGTTGCTGCTAAAAAAGCAGCAATGAAGAAAGCAGTTAAGAAAACACTTAAACCCAAAGTAAGGTAATTCCTATGAGCCTTGAGAATCTTGACGACAGCGCCCGCGACGAACTGGCAGCACTTGCTAAAGTACTTGCGGAAAATCCAGCAACCAGAAAAGACTTTCTGCGCATGACCAAGAAGGTCAAGCCGGATATGCCGATTCCTGAGCTTGAGATTGAAGAAGCCACGACCAATGCGGTCAGTGCTGCTTACAAGCGCGTCGACGAGCTTGAGGCTCGGCTTCGGGATAAGGAAGCGATTGAGGATTTGCAGTCTCGCCGCCAGAAGCTGATGAAGAAGGGCGTTCGAGAGGAAGAAATCGAAGAAATTGAGAAGGTAATGCTCGATAAGGGCATTACTAATCATGAGGCCGCAGCAGAGTATTGGTCGTGGATGAAACAAGCCGCTGCCCCAACTCCGACGGGCTACAACCCAAGCGCAATCAAGAAATTTGATTTGGGTAAGTACTGGAAGAATCCAGTTGCTGGTGCGCGTGAAGAAGCATCGCAGGCTTTGGCGGATTTGCGTAGACAGTCATCTGCGCGTCCTATTGGTATTTAACTTTTTCGGAGATAACAAATGGCAATTGGTGGTGGCATAATTCCGGCAAGCGGCAGTTCGCAATATAACGAACTGACATACGTTACGCGTCGTGCGTTTATTCCAAAGATGGTGGTGCAGATTTACAACAGCACCCCGTTGATGGCTGCGCTGATTGCTAACTCACAACAGGCTTCAGGCGGTGTATCGTCTGTAACCGTTCCTGTTCAGGGTTCACAGTTCGTGAATGCTCAGTGGTCTGACTACTCTGGTTCGTTCAACCAGCCTTCAGTCCAGCAGGGTGCTTACAACGCTGAGTTCAACCTGAAGCTGATGATTGCTCCGGTCCCATTCTTGGGCATGGAAGGCGCAGTTCAGAACGATGCCGCCATTATCCCTCTGATCGAAGCTCGTATGAACGATGCGACCAACGTGATGATGGATGGCATGACTTATTCGCTGTACAACAATACCGCTGCTAACAATCAGCAGTTTACTGGTCTGCCTGCCGCTATTTCAGCCAGCAACCCAGCCGGTGGTGGTAACTACGGTGGTATCGACAGAAGCGTAACCGCCAATGCTTGGTGGAAGTCTGGTTCATATACCGCTGGTAACGTCAACCCAACCCGTCAGAACATGCTTCAGTACATCTCTGGTACTGTTAAGAAGTCTGCTGAAGTGCCGACTTTTGGCGTGTGCGGCTTTGGTACTTGGACGTTGCTGGCTCAGGACTATGTGGGTCAGGAACAGTATGTCATCACTCCGGGTCACGGCTTTGATGGCGATGCTAACGGCCCACAAAGCGGCTTCCGCGCTCTGATGGTTGCCGGTGTGCCAATTTATCCAGACCCGTATTGCCCAGAAGGTACTGTGTACTTCCTGAACACTAACTACCTGTCTCTGTACATCCATGAGCAGGGTTCGTTTGCGTTTACAGGCTTTGAGTCCACTCTCCCGAACTGGCAGATTGGTTATGTAGGTGCCGTTCTGATGATTGCAGAAATGGTTTGCACAAAGCCAAAGTCATGCACAGTAGTCACCGGCTTTAACAATATTTCGCTCTAAGGAGAAACCAGAATGTCACTCTCTAGTAATAAGATTCCATTAGCAGGTGCTAATGCCGTAACGGGTACAGCCGGTGCGTATCTGCAACCAGCAACCGTTACCACTGGTGCTGGTACTGCTGTAACCATTCCTGCTGGTCTTTGGCAAATGCCTGTGACTACTAACGTAGTAGTTCAGATGAACACCTCAAACAACGCTTCGTCGTTGACTTGGGTGAACATTGCTCCAGTAAACACCGCTGTATTTATCATGTCAGACGGTGTGAACTTTCAGGCAAACTCAACTAATTCGGCTGCTATTACAGTCACTCTGTATGGCCCGAATGGTGGTACATCGGTTACTCAGTCTGCCTTTGCTACTAGCTAAGGAGTAGGCCATGTCCAGCGTTGATTCAGTAAGTCAATTTACAGCCGATTCGTTCAGTAATGTTCGAATCGGTGTTGTTCGCGCAGTTACGTTAAATACTGCAACTGCAAATGCTTATGTTGTGCCAATCCTTTCGGGTGGGCTGACTAATGCAAATGCAGTAGTTGGTAGCGGTAGCGTTATTATTCGGCGTATCACTGTGCAAAATCCAAGCGGTAGTTTGGCATCTGCATATATCAGCGTCGGACAAAATAGCTCTAATGGCGTACTGCTTACGGCAAATACCGCACTTAGCTCTATAAGTGCGGCTGGAACGTATCAGGACATTACTATTTCAGGAAATGCTGTTGTGAGTGGATACAACACTTCAGCACTGTACGTGAATGTTAATGTCGTTGCCGGTAACTCCAACACTTGCGACATTACCGTTTGGGGCGATGTAGTTAGTTTCTAAGTCTATGGGTTTTCGATGTCACAAACTTTACAAGGCTACATTACAGAAGTCAGAAGGCTCCTGCATGATGCCAATGCTAATTTCTACAGTGACAGCCAGTTAACCGACTACATCAACTCCGCAAGGCAACGAGTAGTCCGTGATACTGGTTGCCTTAGAACCCTACAAGTAACGCAAGTGCCATGTACCCCCGTCTCAGGGGGTACAAATCCATATTTCTGGACTTCAAATACGACTGTTGCTGCTGGCAACTACCTTGTCAGCAACATCTTTATCTACAAAGTCATTACCGGCGGTGTGACGGGTGATACCTCACCCCCGTATCCAGCATCATCGGGTGCATACCCGCCGTCTGGATCGTTTACTAACGGCACGGCTACGCTGCAATACGCTGGCCCGTCAGAAATCATCAATTTTGCTGCCTTGCCACAGGGGTCTAACACCCTAGATGTGCTGAACATCAACCTGTATTGGGGCAACACCCGTATTCCGATGAGATATATGGCATGGACGGACTTTAACGCAAGTCTGCGGTATTGGCAGAACTACATTGGTCGTCCCGTTGCGTTCAGCGTGTTTGGTCAGAGCCAGATTTACATTGCGCCGGTGCCGGATCAGGTGTACGCCATTGAGCTTGACACCATCATCATGCCGACCCCGCTGGTATCGACGGAAACCGACCAGATTCAAGACCCGTACACCAATCCAGTGAAGTTTTATGCGGCTTACCTTGCCAAGTACTACGAACAGAGCTTTGGTGAGGCTGAAATCTACAAGCAGGAATACATCAAGCAGGCTCAGTCTGTCTTGACGACCACGTTTACCCGCCGTATCCCTAATCCGTATACCTTACCGTTCTGATTATGGCATCAGCAGAGCAAAAGAAAGCATATCAAGTCATCAAACAGTTCAAGGGGCTGAATACTAAGGCCAACCGGACTGCGATTGATGAAAACGAGTTTTCTTGGCTCGAAAATGTGATGCCGATTGGGGCTTCTAACCTCAAAGTCACCCCGACTTACTCTCAAATCAGCTCATTTACGTTTACTAGCACGGTTGTGGGGCTATTTGGCTCCAGTATCAACCAGAAAGACTACCTGATCGCCTTTGAGTCAGACGGATCGGCTGAATACGTTGACCTTGGCAGCAATACCAAAGGCACACTTGCCGCTGCTGGCACCTTTTCAACCGGCACCACGACTCAGTTTCAGGTCTGCGACTGGAAAAACAAATATCTGTGCATTGTTGACCCTGTAAAGGGCTACTTCACATGGGACGGTGCCAATCTTGTGTCTGTAGGCTCAATAGGACGCATTGGCATCACGAATCCGGGGTCAGGCTATACGGTGGCACCGATTATCACGATTGGCGCTCCTAGCCAAACTGGGGGCGTTCAGGCAACGGCTATCTGCTCGATCACGCAGACGGCTGGGCAGGTTACCGGCTTTACAATCAGTTCAGGCGGCTCTGGCTATACGACTGTGCCCGTAGTAACGCTGAGTGCGCCGCCTTATCCCGGCACTCGCGCAACGGCTGTTGCAACCATTTCAGGCGGTGCCGTTGTTGCCATCAGCATTGTCAACCCCGGATCGGGCTATACCACAGTTCCCAGCGTGTCATT